ACATCCGAAAGCCTCCAGTTTGTTGATAGGACAGAGCGCAGTACTGTTGAAGATGCTATTCAACATTACGCTACAATGCACGGCAACATTTATAAGATGGGGGAGAGCGCATGATCCACGAAGAAGAGTATATTAAACATGCAATACAACAGGTAGTCTCATGGCACTTAGCCCGTAACCTTATTCATGGTTCAACGGACAAGGATCAAGTTCTTAAACTTATACAGGAAGTAGGTGAGCTGTCGGACAGTATCTGTAAGCAGCAGTCACCCATTGATGACATTGGGGACATCATGGTTGTGCTACTTAACATTGCAGTTCGCAACAACCTATCGCTTACTGACTGTCTCAACCACGCTTACAACGACATTAAGGATCGCAAGGGTCAGATGATAGATGGTATTTTTGTTAAAGAGTCTGACCTAATAGATGCTGATAGCTCTGGAAACAAATAAGTATTGACACACCGTACCCTTTCAGGTACAATGCATTTTAATTTCACAACCATAAAGGAAAATAACATGGCTATATTACAAGGCGAAGCTTACTGGGCTTCAGTTACTACCCCTAACACTACCTATGATCCTGTGTATTCAGTCAATTTAATTGTTACACCTGATGTTGCAGAAGAGTTTCAGTCTCGTGGGTTCTCAATTAAAATGATGGACGAAGGCCCAGCACTTGTTATCAAGCGTAAGGTTTCTGGCCCTAACGGTATGGTTCGTCCTGCACCTAAGTTAGTAGACCGTGATAAGAATCCTTTGGATGCTCGTGTCGGCAACGGTTCAAGTGTACGAGTTCAGTACAAAGAATGGGAATCAGAATACAAAGGTAAGTTGTTTAAAGGCTTAGACTTTCAAGCAATGCAAGTACTTGAGTTAATAGAAGTAGGTTCACCAGATGGTTCTGAGCTTTACTCTCTTGCTACAATGGGTGATGAAGAGATGGAGGATGAGCTGTAATGGGAACGATCACAGTAGATGAAGTAAACTATGATACGGAGTTGCTTTCGGAGGAGGGCAACAACATCTTAGCTCACCTGATGCAAGCAGATAAAGCATTATCAGAAGCTTCAATAACTATGGGATTAATGAAAGCTGCAACGGTTCAGTTAATAGCTGATCTTAAAACTAACCATCTCACGGAAGAGGCTATAGCAACAGAGGAAGTGGAACCTAACGAGGAATAAACCAATGGGTTTTATTAAATTTCACCAGCCATGCTTAGAGTGTGGCTCAAGTGATGCAACGTCAATTAACGAAGACGATTCTGCTTGGTGCTTTAGCTGCAACAAGTATTTTAAAAACTACAGTACAACGGACGTACAACAAGCTGATACCATAACGGATTTTGAAGTGTATCAAAGGAACTCTAAGATGGAAAGCCACGACAACGGCTCTGAGTTTAGAGCATTAACAGACCGCAAGATTAGCTTAGACACAGCTAAGAAATACGGAGTGAAGGCTACGCTAGGCTTGAACGGCAGTATTGATAAGCACTGTTACCCTTACTACAACGGTAACGAACTGGCGGCATCGAAGTGGCGAGGCCAAGATAAGAAGTTTTCTTGGGTAGGTGATCAGAAAGACGTAGGCTTATTCGGACAACAGTTGTTTAAAGCAGGGGGTAAGACTATTACTCTTGTTGAGGGCGAGTGTGATGCGATGGCAGCTTACGAACTACATGGTAGTAAGTGGCCTGTAGTTTCCATAAAGTCAGGGGCGCAAGGAGGCGCTCGTGATGTCAAGCATAGTTTAGAATTCCTTGAGTCCTTTGAGTTTATTGTTATAAACTTTGACAATGACAAGGCTGGGCAGGAAGGAGCAAGAGCAATTGCTAAACTTTTTACCCCCGGAAAAGCTAAAATTATGACGCTTCCACCGGACTTTAAAGACGCTAACGATATGCTAAAGCAGGGCAGACATCAAGCTTATGTCAGTGCCTTCTGGGATGCTAAAGTTTATACACCCTCTGGTGTTATGAACTTGTCCGATCAGTTTGAGGCGTATAAAAAGTTACGGTCAGAGCGTAAGACATCTGTTCCTTTCCCTTGGCAGGGCTTGAATAAAAAGCTGGAGGGCTTGAGAGCAGGTGAGCTTGTTACTCTTACTGGTGGCACAGGGCTAGGTAAGTCTAGTGTTACTAGAGAGCTTGAACATTGGCTTGTCTCACAGACAGAAGATAACGTAGGCGTTATAGCTCTTGAAGAAAACTGGTCGAGGACTGCTGAAGGTATCATGTCCATTGAAGCTAATGCTAAACTACATTTAGATAGCGTTAAGCAGGAGATAGGTACTGAGATACTGGACAGTACTTACGAGAAGGTCTTCATGGGCGAGAACGCAGGTCGTGTTTGGATACACGCTCATCATGGTGTTAATAATATAGAAGACATCTTCAGTAAGCTACGCTACATGATCATCGGTTTAGATTGTAAATGGATGGTAGTCGATCACCTTCACATGCTTTTATTCTCTACGCTAGAGAATGATGAGCGTAAAGCTATCGACCAGATCATGCACCGCTTGCGTACTATGGTAGAGGAAACAGGGTGCGGTATGATACTAGTGTCACACTTGCGTAGAGTAGATGGCAACAGGGGGCATGAGAACGGCATAGAGACAGGGCTTAATCATCTTAGAGGTTCACAATCTATTGCTCAACTCAGCGACTGTGTCATTGGGTTAGAAAGAAATCAACAGAGTGAAGACCTGATCGAAGCGTCTACAACAAAGGTGAGAGTATTAAAATCTAGATACACAGGAGATACAGGAGTTGCATGTAACTTGCTTTATGATAACGACACTGGTAGGCTTGCAGAGTTAAATGATTGTGATCCCGATGCCTTCCTTGGAGATGAGCTATGAGTAATTTAGTATTTGATATAGAAGCAAACGGCTTAACGCCAGATAAAATCTTTTGTATAGTGGCCGCAGATGTAGACACAGGGGATGTGTTTACGTTTGACAACACACAACTAGAAGAAGGTTATAAACTATTACAATCTGCTACTAAGCTTGTTGGTCATAACATTCTGTGCTATGATCTACCTGTTATTAAAACCATAGCGGGGGTTGATTTGTTTAGTACAAAGATTGTAGATACATTAGTACTGTCGCGTTTGTTTAACCCTACTCGTGAAGGCAACCACGGCTTAGAAAGTTGGGGCTATCGTTTGGGGTTTCCGAAAGGAGACTTCGGTGATCAAGAAGATGCTTGGGAATGCTATACCCCAGAGATGTTAGATTACTGCAAGCGTGATGTGCTTTTAAATTTAAAAGTTTATAATGTTTTAAGACAAGAGAGTCGTGGGTTTACTCCTCAGTCCGTTAGACTAGAGCATGAGACAGCTAAGATTGTTAATAGACAGCGCGTAAACGGGTTCCTTTTAAATGAACGCAAAGCTCATATGCTTATCGCACAGTTTGAAGAACGTCTGTTTAACTTAAAAGAAGAAGTACAAGAAGAGTTTTTATCTACAGTCACAACTCAAATCTTAACTCCGCAGTTTACTAAGTCAGGAGCGTTAGCTAAAACCGCTAAAGATCAACACGGCAAGGGTGTTAGACTAACTGATCAAGAGTATAATGCACTAAGCAAGCGTGGTGCTGTAACAAGAGACACTTACAAAGAGTTTAACTTAGGTTCCCGTAAACAAATAGGTGAATATCTAATTGCGTTTGGTTGGAAACCGAAGACCTTTACTCCTACAGGACAGCCCATTGTAGATGAAAGAATTTTAAGTAAGGTTAAGAACATCCCACAGGCTGCACTAATTGCTGAATACTTAATGCTTCAAAAGCGTTTGGCTCAAGTCAATAGCTGGATAAAAGCACTAGAGCCTAGTGGTCGAGTGCATGGATATGTTAATCCCAATGGTGCAGTAACATCTAGAATGACTCATTCTCATCCCAACATGGCTCAAATTCCAAGCAGCTCCTCGCCCTACGGTGAAGAGTGTAGGTCTTGTTGGACAGTGCCGGAAGACTATAGGCTAGTGGGGATTGATGCTTCTGGCTTAGAACTGCGGATGCTTGCACACTATTTAAATGACGAGGACTATACTAATGAAATCCTTAACGGAGACATACACACCACAAATCAACAGCTTGCTGGACTTGAATCAAGACATCAGGCAAAAACTTTCATCTATGCATTACTGTATGGGGCAGGAGATGCTAAACTTGGGTCAGTGGCTGGACGAGGTAGAGCCGCTGGTAAAATCCTTAGACAATCATTCTTTGATAATCTCCCATCATTTAAAAATCTTACAGGACGAGTACAACGAGAAGCTAAAAGCGGATTCATTAAAGCGTTAGACGGTAGACGCTTGACTGTTCGCTCAGAACATGCCGCCTTAAATACTTTGTTGCAAGGAGCCGGAGCAATCGTGATGAAGCAAGCTTTAGTTTTACTAGATACTAAAATAAAAAAGCATGGGTGGGACGCTAAGTTTGTAGCTAACGTACACGATGAGTGGCAGATTGAATGTCACCTTGATGACGCAGTAGAAGTTGGTAAGGCAGGTGTTCAAGCTATTAGAGAAGCAGGATGCATGTTTAATTTAAATTGTCCTTTAGGTGGGGATTACAAAGTCGGGGAGAACTGGAGTGAAACACATTAAAAAGTACGCAGTATATGGCGATGTATATGCTTCTGATGGTATGTATATACCAGAGTGGTTTTATAGAGGAAATTTTTATAGATGCGAAATTTTCATAGCAAACCACGGAGACTATCACTATGACTACGAAGAAGTAGTAGGAGCTTGGTCTATTGGGTGGTCTGAGGAATATCTTGAAGAAAGATGGGATGCTATCCCAGACGAAGACGAGTTTGCAGAACAGAAAATGGATGCGCTTATGGACGAAGAACTAACAGACTTAAAGAAACAACAAGATAAGTTTAATGCTAAGTATCGGCCTGACTTGAAAAAAAAACTAGAGCGGAACACAGTTAAAAACTGTATAGATTGTTCTGAGGTTTTAACATTGGGCGGTAACTGGACTGAAGCAAGAAAATCTCAGAGCAAGTATCTTTGTAAAACATGTTGGACAATTAGAGATAGCTTACGTATGCATGTAAACAGTATAGAGGTATCACAGTCTCATCCTTTGTACAAGGCAGGACGCTACAGAGGGTTTGAGGAAGCAGCCTTTAGTTCTTTAGAGAACTATAAAACTAACCCTGAAGGAGAAGTATATATTATATTTAATCCTGCATGGGACGGCTGGGTCAAGGTAGGCATGGCCGTAGACGCAACTGACAGACTTAAAAACTATCAGACATCCTCGCCCCTTAGAGACTATAAACTTCTATATGTTTTTAAAACAGATAGCCGTAGAGAACTAGAGGCTGATGTACACAGTAGATTGTCTGATATTTTTGAACGGAAGAACGAGTGGTTTAAATGCTCACCTGAAATAGCTAAGCGGTTTGTAGAAGCCGCCCTTGGAGATCAACATGAAGCAGCTTGAAAACTTAGTACCCGACATCTATCAACAATTAACAATGCTTTCAGACGGTGTGCCTCTACCTCTAACTGAAGCAGACATAGATAAAACAATGGCAGGAATGCGTGAGGCTTTAATTTCTTGGGCGACACCTAGAGAACGCAACAAAGATTTTACTCTACGTATGTCTAACATTGGAAAACCTGCTCGACAGTTGTGGTACGAGAAGCGTGACGAGAATGGCCGTGGTGGTATTGACGGTGCAACTCAGATCAAGTTCTTGTACGGTCACTTGCTAGAAGAAGTTGTGTTAATGTTAGTTCGTATGGCAGGACACACAGTAACAGATGAACAAAAAGAAGTAACAGTCGAGGGGATTGTCGGACACATGGACTGTAAAATTAATGGAGAAGTAGTTGATGTAAAGTCTGCATCTCGATTTGCGTTTAACAAGTTCAAAGAAGGACGGCTGGCACAAGACGATCCTTTTGGTTATATGGGACAGCTTGCAGGGTATGAAGCTGCTGAAGGCACAAACAACGGAGGCTTCCTTGTAATTAATAAAGAGAGTGGTGAGTTGTGTATGTATACTCCTGATGATCTTGATAAGCCTAACATCAAGACACACATAAACATGCTCATCCCAGCATTAAAACTTGACACAGCGCCTGAACTATGCTACCCTACAGTACCAGATGGGAAGAAAGGGAACATGAAAATTGCTAAAGGTTGTAGCTGGTGTAAATATAAATACCCCTGTCACAAAGATGCTAATGATGGCGAGGGACTAAGAACTTTTAAATACTCTAACGGCTTTGCGTATTTAACTAAGGTAGTATCTGAGCCACGAGTTGAGGAATTTTTATGAACGGTAAGAGAGCTAAAGAAATTAGGCGGTATACACCAGTAGTACTTGTTTCGTGGATACAGTCATTGCTAGATGAAAAAGAAGCGGCTGAGATTAACATTGAAAACTACAAGAATTTTCTACCTGTGCAAACACACTTCTTTGCAAACGGCACAATGTATTTAAACGCTTACCACCCTAAGTGGATTGTTAAAAAAATCAGACAGCTTAAAAAACTATTCCCTCGCAAGAGAACAACTGAAATTGATTTGGAGTTAATACAATGGAAAGCAACAAAGAAACAAGGATGAGTATTGAAGAAATGATAATTTCCGTTGGCTCCTATCTTTTTAATGAGGCTCCCAGTGCTTCCGTTACAAACATAGAAACACAGTTCTTAAAAGATTTAAAACTTCTTTTAGAAGCAGAGCTGGAACGGAGAGAGGCATACATACATTGAAAAAATTTAAGAAGGGGTACAGAGCGCAGCGAGTTAAACGCCCTATTGAAAAAGATGTAGTGGCTGGTTACGATTCCAACTGGGAGTATGAGCTACACTCTGGTATTCTAGATGGCTGGAGTTTTCATCCAGATAAAGTACCGTATGTTATTGAACACAAGTATGAGCCTGATTTTATTGCACAGATTAATGGTAAGACAATCTTGCTTGAAGCTAAAGGAAGGTTCTGGGACTTTGCAGAGTTCAGTAAATATATCTGGATAAATAAAGTATTGCCAGAAGACACTGAGCTAGTGTTTCTTTTTGCAAATCCCAGCGCACCAATGCCAGCGGCTAAGATGCGTAAGGATGGAACTAGACGGAGCCACGGTGAGTGGGCAAGTGCTAATGGGTTTGTGTGGTACAGCGAGGATAGTATCCCAGACAGTTGGATCAATGTGAAAAACAAAGAGACTTTCGACTGATGGACGAATCCAACCGCAAAGATGAGAGGCGCGATAGTTTTCTCAGGAAGAAGAAGTTTAAAAAGATACAAGGTTCTTCCAAGTTAAAAGAAACTAGACGCAAAGAAAACAAAAAC